CTTCATCGTGTAACCCCAGAGAACGCAATGCCTCTGATGCACCTTTTTTAGCTGCTCTGTCTAACATTGCTTCTAGCTCTTCTGGGGTTATCTGTGACATTGATTATGCTGCCTCTTCTTGTGGTTCAGTTTTTAGAGATGTACTTAGCATATTCATAAATGCCCCACGACCTACGTTAAGCTGATCTAAGTTAAACTTAGTGCTATTAATCTTACGATCTAAATCTATAACGTGATTAATCAGAACTCTTTGTTCATCTGTAAAGTCTTCTACGTTGTATTCTACTTCATCAATCGTAATGACTTGTGTTTTTTTCTCTGTCATTAGTCTTTCTCCTTTTTAAGTTATACTACCAAGGTACTCCTGACCCTGTAGTTGGGTTTTTGTCAGCTTCAATCTTAGCAGCAATAGCCGCTTCAACATCTTCCTGACCGACTTGAGCTTGCGCCCATGCAATACAGTTAGCTTCAGTCACACTATCGTAAGCAATGAAACCATCCGCATCCGCATCTGGTGAGTGGCCTGTTGTGCCATAGCTAGACGCAGAGTAATCACTGTCTACGCCTGTGCAACGCCAGTGGATTACAGTAATGCCACCGTCTGCCAAGTTACGTTCTGTCATTGGTACTGACCATGTGTAAGAGACTGCCATTGTTTATACTCCTTCTAATGCGTCTAGTCTTGCTTCAATAGAAGCCAATCGTTGTTCTGTTGCAGCACCAATGAATGACATCAACTGAGGATAACGAATACCTTTGCGGTTGCGTTCTTCACCAGTGTCTTCGTCCGTCCAATCAGATGAAATAAAGAAAGCATAATCGCCAGCATTCAACCCAGCGTCAGTCATGGCTTGCTCTACTTCCTGAGCAATTACACCTGTGTGTGTACGGGCTGCATCACCTTTTTCTGCAACACTGTCGTTCCACTTAAAGGTTTTGAATAGTTTGCTGATAGCTTTTGCTGCGGTGATCTCTGCATCTGTCAGCGATGCAATCTGTTGCTTTTCATTTTGGTCAGATGTTTGGATAGTGCCGTTGGCGGCGTAAATGTCATCCCATCTTGCCGAAGAACCGCCTAAATCTTGGTCATTATCGTTATCAGCACCTGTACTGGTGCTTGGTTGAACTGCATTACCTATAAGCTTAATACCTTTGCCATTTGAAGAACCACCTATAAAAAGATAACTACTAGCAGTCCCAATACTCCCCACAGGTGCACCGTCTTTGGCTAGTGTCAAAATACTACCATCGGAGGAAAGGCGGTTCAAGTACAATGGCTCACCGCCGCTGCGAGTGTGATAGGCAAAACCAGCACTAGTTAGACCATGACCTGTGGTGGCGGAATTATTAGTCGTCTTACCCACCAGCAAGTTACCGCTACTTTCGATGCGCATACGTTCTGAGCCGTTAGCACCAAAGTATAGGTACTCACCAGAGTTACTGTAAATTACATATCCACGGTCATCATCAGCTGTATCCCCAAACACAAGACCCGCTAAATTAGATGTACCCGATGTAATAGACATAATTGCATTATCAGTAGACTTTTCTAAACTTAATTCTCTTGTGGGCGAAGTCGTCCCAATACCAACATTACCGCTGCTAGTGATGCGCATGGCTTCTGCGTTGTTAGTGCCAAAATTAATATTTGAACCTGAGACTTGGCCAATCCAAGTTGAGACTGTGCCATCTGAAAATTGAAGTGTACTAGAACGTCCAGATGCTTCCGATCTAATTGTGACAGCAGCATTCCCCCCCGATGCTGTTGAAGTACCAGAAGTAGACACATGCAACGGAACTAAAGGCGAATCTGTCCCAATCCCCACGTTCCCGCTGCTGTCGATGCGCATGGCTTCTGACCAAGTGATAGCAGCGTCAGCAGTTCCAGATGCCACAACAGACCATGTATGCACACCATTAGATGCGTCCATCAAATATTGTGTTGCGTAGCGACTATCAATGTATTTCCAGCCACCAGAATAATAAGCGTTATTTGTTAAGCGAGCATCACCATTGGTATAACTTGCTAGTGAGGCTTGCTGTACCTGCAAAGGTGTATAAGTACCCCAAGTTTCAGGAACAACCCCAATACCAACATTACCACTACTGTCGATACGCATGCGTTCTGAGCTATTTCCAAAAAACGCTAAGTCATCAGATGATGCTGGCATATAGGTGAACCAGTCAGTCGATGACGTACCACCGCCAATCTGAACGCCAACTTGGCCTGTTGTTTGGTTTGCACGCTCTACACGCATATATGCGTTGCCTGATGTGGTGCTTACTTGCAGTGCATGTGCAGGATTTACCGTCCCAATGCCAACATTGCCGCTGCTGTCGATTCGCATGGCTTCTGTAGTGTTGGAAACATTAAACGCCAAATCACCAGCTGCGTTCCTGACCCTAATCCGATTTGTCGCCCCGCCACCGTTGTAGTCTAGGAAAAACGTAGTGTCATTTGCGTCACTGCTGTCAATTCTCAGTTGAGAATTATTTGCTGCGACAATGTCTACGCCCATTGAAGGCGAACTCGTCCCAATCCCAACATTACCGCTGCTGTCGATACGCATGGCTTCGGAAGCTAGTGTAGGGCCATATTCAAATCGCAAGGCATCGTCATCAGATGTTCTTAAAGCCCATTGCTTTGTTGCTGAATTTGTACCTCTAGTAAAGGCAACGGCACCGCCCTTTACACCATTTAAGCTTAAAGTCTTAGCATTAACACCAAAGCTATAAGGCGAATCTGTCCCAATACCTACGTTACCACTGCTGTCGATGCGCATGCGTTCTACTGTGCCGTTTACGCCAAACGTCATGGAGTTTGTGCCATGATCGTATGACAAGTAACCAGTATCTATATCAGCAGTATCACCAAAGAATATACGATTGTTGTCGCCAAGGTTATTGCCAGTATTGAGGTATATGTCCGTATTACCAGAACCTGTTATGTCTAACTTAGTACCCGTGATGTTTACACCTGTGCTGGTGGTGGCGAGTTTGGCTGCGTTGTCGTAATAAAGATTTACTGCGCCGTTACTGTTAAACGTAGCCATTGTTTCGCCAGCGGAGTAAACATAAACCCCACCGCCGTTAGTTGTGTTTAGTATTAAAGAACCATCACCAGCATCTTGCACATAACTATTAGACCCATCATGGTAAATCTGTAGGTCAGACCCAGCACCGAAGATGGCTTTGCGGCTATCCAAGAAATGTAGATCACCTGCACTTGTAAGACGCATACGTTCTGTAGCTGCACCAGTAGTATTAGTTTTAAATACAAGGGCAGTAGAGTTAGTAGAACTATCAAATGTATCTTCTGCCAATGCTTCAATAGATGCACCAACAAGTATAGCATCTGTACCACTAGCTTCATCAGGAGCACTAAACTCAATCTTACCTAGTACATTAGTTGCTTCAATAGTAGTGTCAGATGTTTGCAACGAAAGCACATAACCAGAGCCTGTCTTACCAATGGTGTTTTGTGAGAAGGTTACAACACCACTAGAAGAAATAGTAATTGCATCAGCATCAGAAGCAGAACCAATTGTGCCATCATTATCAATCTTAATACTACCAAGTGTAGCTACACCATCTAAATACATATCCTTAAACAAAAGACCACTTGTACCAATATCAAGTGTATTGGTAGTCTTAGGTTTAATTTCAGTGGCACTTGCTACAAAGTCTTGGACAGGACCAAGTACAGTAATAGGACCACCCTCTGCAGATGTTCCGTCATGCGTGTGTCCACTTGTACCAAAGGCACTTTCAATTGCGTCAAATTCACCATCTAAGTCTGCAGCATTGATAATGTTACCATCAGCAATGTTGTTAGATGTATCGTTACGAACATATCCCGTACCCATTATAGATTACCTTTCTTTAAATTTAAATTTGAGGGAAGCACTTGTAGATTCCAAGGTACATGAAGGCCACAGATATTTTTTCCTCTTATGGGAGTTATATGATCCACATGATATTTTTCACCTACTATAGATGACTGTTCTTTTGCAAGACTATAAATGTAATTCATCTTATCCCAATTTTTATTTGTCAGCCAACTAACAGCCCCATCTTTCTTACGTAAATCATTTCTTCCTGTGCAACCTTTAGCAATAGAGTAACAAAAATCTTTTGTTAAATTTCTAAAAGGCATTTTGGTTTACCTTCTCGTGTTTATACCAAATTCTATTGTAATTGCATCAAGAGAAAATGGAGGGTCTGTACTGTCTGATTCAAACTGTATGGACCCTGTAAATCCTGATCCAATTAATTGTGTCTCAAAAAGAGTTAAAAGTTTGGTACTAAATACAGCAGATGATCCATATTCAGCAGTGCCGTAAAATGCAACTTGTCCTGTACTGTTAGCAAAATTAATTTGTGTAGGTTGTATGCTATCTTTTTGGTCAAAGTCTAGTTTAAGACTCATATCAAATGAAACACTACCTTGTGGATCTGTATATAAAAATGCTTTATAAAACGTCTTACGAACTCGTGGATCATTAATTGGCATAAATGGAGTAGCAAAAGTAGTTTGTATATTAGCTCCATCAAAATTATTACCATCTTCCATTTGGTATAGATACCCATCATCATTACCAAATACAATCGTTTCTATATTTTGATAAAACCTACTGTCTGCTACATATGCACGTATGCCTCGTGTTTCTGCCCATGCCATACCCTCGCCACCTTGACCAGCAAACTGTGTGCCTAGTATACCTTGAGCGTTTTCCTGTGTAATGTTTGTATTATACCCTAGTATTCTATACTGAGATTTATTACGAATAACTACACTTGCAAAAGATGTGTTAGTTGAAATAAAACTTGTCACTTCTTTCTGTATTGTCTTGGATACGTTTCCAAGTCCAAAGTCACCAATACGATCTGTACCACTTAGTAGTCTTAAACCGTCTGGTCCTAAGAACATTACATCACCACCAACCTCTTGTATTGTATCTGTGTCTACACACCCAATGTCTAGTGTTATCGGTTGCAGGTTAAAGTCTGCAATGGTGTTACCAACTAACTGCAATATAGATGTTTCAGTAAATATAATTAACTGTTGTCTAAATATTATTAGTCCTGTTATTGTTGCTCCTAAAGATATTGTACCAGAACCTGCAGCCGCTGTAAAGTCATTATCTGTGTATGGAGCAGTAAAAGTTAATAAATTACTTTTGCCAAAGAACAGTTGGTTTTTAAAGTTGACTACAAAACTTGCACCATTAACGTCTGTAGGGACATCATTGAGTGCAGTAAACGTAGTGTTGTCGTATAGTGCAGGAACGTTAGTACCATCTACTATGGCAATTTTTTCTGTTCCTGTATAGTTATACCGTGCAAATCTAGTTTTACCAGCACTTTCTCTTGATGTACTTAAAAAAGTTATTGCGGCATCATCTGCTGGTGAACTGTCTAATGCAGGACTAATTGCTAGTGTAGCACCCCCAGAGATTACAGATGCATCTGCAGTTACCCTGTAAATTTTATCTACGCCAGCAATTTTAAATATATCATGTTGTTGTGGCGCAGAAGTTAAACCATCTACTACAAGACTTGAACCTGTTTGTGATGCACCATTTACAAGTACAGTACCATAACTAGGAACATTTATTTGTGTTATGTCACTAGAAGATACTTTAAATAAATCATCATTCTTTGCTACAATAACTCTGTCTAAAAATACGCCACAACCAAGCATAAGATAGTTTGACGCAGTGCTTGTAAACTCTACAGCATCACCATTAGAAGGAGAATTATCTGCATGTATTGTAGGTGTAAAGGTAAGTGCGGCTGTTCTTTCACTAGCATTATAGCTAACACCACCAGACGAAATAGTGTAAATGTCACTAAATGTAAGTTCTAAGTCTTCTGCAAGGTCTAGCCCTGTAGACAAAGTTACAGTGCTTCCACTTATAGATGATACTGTAACACCTGTTGGAATGCCTGTGCCACTTACATCCATACCTGCTTTAATTGTACCAACAACAGTGTCAACAATATGTGTGGTATTATCAGAGTCAGGAGCATTAAACGTTAGTGTAACATCATCGGCTATAGATTGTGCAGAGGATAGGACTATATTATTTTGGTCTGTAACTGTTGTTACTGTAACACCAGCATCAACGCCAGTTCCTGTGACAGTCATTCCTACAACTATACTTCCAACATTACCATCTACAGCAACGTTAGTTGAACTGGAAACTGTACCATTTACTACTGCAGTTGCTGTATTGTTTACTTGTGCAGTAGCGTGTGTAAGTTTAAAGGTATCACCAACAACAGGAGTAGTTCTAATGTTGGCTATGTTTAAAGTGCCACCAGATTGACTTGCACCATTTATTACAGGATTACCATACGGTGGGATAATACTACTGTTATATTTTGTATATCCTTGGATACGTCTATAACCACCCTCAATAGATGGCTCAAAGTTTTTAAGCACTCTAGCAGAACCTGGAGCATTAATACCCTGCTGCAAAGGACTCATATTAGTAACAAGTCCACCCTTAAACTCTACAGGGTATGTTTGTCGAGTTGATGGCATGTATTAAGAAACCCTAATAGTGCTATAAGAAGAGTTTGTTTGATTTATTACCGTTGATCTTAAATAATCATAACGGTTAATATAAAGACTTCTCATTTGTTTAATTTCAGAATCAAACCTTTGCTGAATCATAGCAGCTTCTTGACCCTCTCCCCTAAACATATAAGCAAAATGCATTGCACCATTTACAATTATGTATCTAAATTGTTCAGGTATACTAGGAACATCAGTAGCATTAATTAAATCTACAGGTAGCCTATAGTATTCATATACCAGCTCATAGGCATTATTTGGAGGAGCTATTACACCAAACTCTTGATTAGGAGTTCTAAAGATATACTCAGGTAAAGCTCGCACATTGGTGTTAGTATTGTATTCGTAATCTACATATTTTTCTAAATACTCTTCATAACTCATTAAGTTAAGTTTTTTAGTTGCATTGTTAAAAGTGTCATTTCTTTTAATACGAAAGCTATCAAAGTCAATTGTTTTTGCATCTGCAGGAAAAGCATAACGAACTGTACCAGCAGTTAATGTCTCTTCTGCCTCTACATGATTAAAAGGCCACTCGTATTCCTGCTGATTAATATACCGAATAGCAGAGTTGATTGCATCTTTAATCATACTATATTCACCAGTAGCATTAGCAAAGTTAGAAGAAGTAAGTTCTACCTCATTCAGTCTACGGTTTACGTCATTTACTAGACCAAGATAATCATAAGGCATTTAACGTTCCTTTATTCGTAACTTAATACTGCGTTCTGCTTGACTTCCAGTGCTATCGACCATATTACAAAAGAAAGTATACTCAATATTATTTGTACCGCCACCAATGTTTATAGTCGCTACTGTACTTGTATTAGTCTGAGATACGTTTTGTATATTATCAGTAGTTGCAGAACCAGACGCAACAGTAAGTGTTTGACCTGCAGCCAATGTAGTTTTAGTATCATATGCAGTAGATTTTACAGACCATGTAACTGAACTAATAGTAGCACTTCCAAGAAATCTTGACCAATCTACACTATAATCTAATTGTTCATCTGGGTCTTTATTAGGCCAACGAAAACTCATATTTAATCCTCAGTTGCGTACACAGTTCGTTCTGCAGAAGTAGACTGTCTTTCTATAAAAACTATTCTATTTTCTTGTGGCACTCTTACTGTCCTATTTGAGTCAAAAGCAGGTATAAAAACTAACCTGTTTTCTTCTGGTACACGTACTGTTCTGGATGATGAAGTAGACATTATGCTGCCTCTGCTATGTAAACTGTACGTCTACGGCTATACTGTTCTCTTACAGCTTGGAAGTCAAATATTACTGCAGTTGTAGTTATATTTCCTATAGTTCCTGTAGCTGATGTCGAATCTAAACGTTCTGATACTGCTGTTATTACACTTCCTACAGAGCCAGTTACACTTACACTATCAAGCCTTTCTGTAGTTTGATCTTCTACATCGTTTACTTGACCCGTAGCAAATACTGAAGAAAGTGTTATCTGTGAATCTGCATGTGGTGTAATTGCAGCTATTGTACCAGTAACACTTACACTTGCAAGTCTTTCACTAACTTTAACTTGAGATAATGCCTGTACTGCACCTGTAGCACTAACACCATCTGTAATACGTTCACTGATGTCAATTTCAAAACCACCAGCAGATACAGGTTCTATTGCTCCTGTAGCAGATACATCTGCAAGTGTAAGTTTATTATTGATCTGAAGTGTATTAATTGTGCCTGTGGCACTAACACTATCTAGTCTTTCACTGACCTTAACTTGAGCAAGTGCTTGTACTGTACCTGTTGCACTTACACTGTCTAGTCTTTCAGTAGTTTGATCTTCTACTGTACCTATAGCACCTGTAGCTGCTACACCAGTAAGGGTAGTTGATATATTTATAACACCATAACTTGATGTTCCATATACCCCTGTACCGTAACGTGCTGAAGCTGCTACTGTAGCCATAGCTTACCTCTTAGGCAATACGAATTACTGCGTTTGAACTATCGGGAGAACCACCGCCTGTTGGTGGAAATTCAATTGTTAAATCACCTGCTGTAGCACTTACTGTACCACCAAAACTAATTACTGCAATTGCACGATTAGATGCTGATGAATTGTAAATAAGACAACCATCTGCTGATGTTGTTACGTTTGAAAACACTTCATCTGCAAAATCTACAATTGCTGTAGAACCTGATAGGCTAATACTTGCGCTATCTAATGTTTGTCCACCTGCACTGTAATTAGTACCTGTAGCTTCATCATTTGTGCCTTGGGTCAATGATGTACCATCTCCTCCACTAGCACCATCGTATGTAGTTGTAGCAGCCCCATAATTTTCTGTAGGGGAAGCTTTAATAAGTGCAAGTTTTATTACATGAGTGTCCAAATCATGGATACCACCAAGTAACTCTTGTTTAAAACTGTTGCACATTGCTGTTGTAACGCCCATGTTTGGATTTCCTCTTTAAAAGTCTACACAGTATTCCATTCTAGTTATTTCTAAAACTGTGTCTTTATCTTGCCAAGTTGGAACGTAAACACATTCTATTTGTGTATACCCATTTTCTTTAGCGTAGTTAAATCTGTTATTTCCTATAGCACAACGATATTTTAAATTTGTGTCTACAAGTTTGTTAGGGTCTTGTCTGTGTGGTTGCTCTTGGCAATAAACCAAAAAAGTTTCTTGTGTCCAAACTATAGGAGGCCAAAGCATTCCATTGTCGTCTAATGATTTCTTTATAGCAGCTAAAAAGTTTCTATCTAATAAAGCAGCTTCATCCATTTGTGAATAGACTTCACTTATGTTGAATACCCTAACATCCCAAGCAGATAATTTATTTTTAGCCTTAAGTATCATTTAGATGTGCTAAAGGGGCCACCAGAAAGCAGCCCCTAAAGTTTGTTTATGCTAGTAGATCACGATCTACTTCAGCAGCTGCTCCTGTAGCACCCATAGGGGCATACACTACAAAGAACTTAAACGAACCTGCTGAAGGTGCGTTTGCTGCTGCAGTTAAAGCAGTGATTGTAGTAGCTGCAGTAGTAACATTTGTGATACCGTTTACTGTAGTAGTAGAGGCACCCAAAGTTTTTGCACCATTGATGTCTGCTGTTCCCAACAGATCGGTGTCACCACCTGTTACACCAAAGCTTACTGCATTGGCACCACCAATAGTAGCAGCTGAAGTACACTCAGCACCAGCGGCAAGAATTACACAGTTATTTGGAACCGTACCGATGTCGTGAGTTGAACTAGTTGTAAGAGAACCGAAAGCAAGCTCTGCGGTCTCAATGCGAGTTACGGATTGTAAAGCCATTGTATATCCTCCCTTACGCTGCGTTGTACTTGGCAGTAACGATTGCTTCTGGACGAAGGATCTTACGACCGTATAGGTGCATACCACGAACGATGTCAGCAAA